CAATTCCTGCACCTGATTTTCCAGACCGACACGCAACGCCTGTGGAGTCTGCAGGTCAATTTTGACAGGCTCATCGCCCACCTCAATTTTGCCTGCAGATGGATTCCCCGGACGTTTCGGCCCGATCCGAAACCCAAAGGACTTGCCGCTCGCAACTGGTCCCTTGGTGACTGTGATGCTTTTCAATGCCATGTGATCAACTCCGCAAATCCGCCGCCAAAAAATGCCTGCCCGCTGTGGCGGACAGCGAACAGGCCACCGCATCCCGTCGGATGCGGTGTTGCTCGATCAGACCGCCATCAGGTGAACGTCGTCAGCACCGCGTTCCACCATGCGCCATAGCCGATGTTGTATCGTGCATAGGTGCCCATCTGCAGCTGCTTCATGTTCATGTCCTCCGCGCCCTGAACGTTGGCCGTCAGGGATTCGCGGGGCTGGAAAATGAATGGTCGCAATGGCACGTCAACACGCAACAGATACCACTTGGCTGCACTGCTCAGATGCGTGCTCATGGCAACGGTTGGCGTGTCCAGAACGATGTTCGTTCCGCCGCTGTTGTTGAGGATCTGATTGAATGCCTTCTTGGCAATCGTTTCCAGTGCTCGCGGGACAAGTGCCACAAACTGCATCCCGGAATTCAGCCCGGTAATCACGTCCTCATGCAACGGTTCGCCGTTGTCGTCCTTGAATCCCATCATCGCGCTTCGGGCTGCTTCGTAGCTGCCCAAAAACTCGTCAATGGTCGGAGTGGTGCCGGTTGCCGCAGCGTAGGTCAAATCGTTGTCTTGACTGCCGCTGTTGCCCCAACTGTGGTCAGTATCAAAAAAGAACTGACCATCAAAGCACTGTGTGCTTTCGCCGTTGACAATCGCACTCATCAGCAGCTTGTCGGGATGTCGTGCCGCTCGCTGTGCCAGTGTGGTCAACGCGCCGTCGTACAGCCCCAAACGGTCGTCCGCAACGTCCTTCTTCTCGATCTCCAGCGAACCTTCCCACTCTTTATTGGCGAGTGTGTAGGTCGCTCCGCGCAGCTTGTTGTACACGCGGTCGCCGAGGTACTCGCGAATGGACGGCATGGCACCGAGAATGCCATACTGCTCATCTGCACCATCGGACGGCGTCACGGTGCAAATTGACGGATAGAATGTCTGCACGGCAGACGCTTCACGGTTGAACTTCGCGGTGAGTGCACGGCTTGCCGCGATTGCCTTGGCAGTATCAAGTGCCATTGTCAAAACTCCTCAAACAGAAATGAAATGCGGTCAAACCAAACAATCAGGAACCACGGTTTTCCAGATCCAACACGCGGACCTGCAAATTCTTGATGACAGACAGCACGGTGTTCGCTTCGTCCTGCGTGCTGAATCCGTACGGGCTGCTGTTCGTCGTGTTGGCGATTGCGTAGTCCGGCGTGCCCGGTGCGGTGTGCGTGATGGTTGTCAGTGCTGCCACTGGCAACGCCCCGGTCCCCACTGCGTCAATGTCAACACGAATCTTCGTGCTGCTGATGTACTCCGTCACCATGCCAATCGGCACGGATGCGGTGCTAATGCTGACGCCGACGGTGTAATTGTCCTCGGCGTAGACTTTGCTGCCCACGTCTGCCTGCGCAAATCCGGTGCCCTGCAGCACGAATTCACCCTCTGCCCAGACCTCAACAGTCAGATCGCCGGCACTGCCACTGCTGTTGTCCTGCTCGCCGACTGCAACACCAACAAACCCATTCACCCCGGTTGCTGTCACGTCCGTGGCGTAGCCTGCAGCCGTCAGGAATACCAACGTGCCCTCGTAAATGTGCACTGACGCTGCCACTGGGTAGCTACGTCGCCCTTCTCGCTTCTCGATCACCTGATTTGCCGTGACGGCCATTGCTCTGCCCTTTCAACTAAAGACCAACTCAAACCACGCCTGACCGTCAGGCTTTGTTTGCGTGCTTCACATACTCTTCTTCGGTCATGCCAAACGTCATGCCGCGTTTCTGCAGGTCTGCAAACTCGGCTCGCAGTCCGGAGTGTGGGTCGCTTTCCTGCGGTGTGACGGATGCCGACAACACGGGATTTCGTGCAACCACCAACGCACTCAACGCGGCCTGCGTCTGCTCCACGCTGAATCCAGCATCAACGAACGAGTTGAACTTGTCGCCTGCTCCAGCCAGATCGCACAACGCTCGGATCTGTTTGCACCGCAGCCGCTCGACCTGTGCCAGATCCGCAGTTGCCGTCTCCACAACTTCCGGCTGCACCTCAACTGCCGACAGATCCGCAGCAGGCTGAACTGGTGCCGGTGTCTCCGAATTCACAACTTCCGCCGCCTGCGTTTCCGTGGCCATCGGGGTTCCTTTCGCACTAAAATAGCGGTCCAAAAATCCTGCGATGCGTGCCCGGACCACGTCAGGCGTCGCATCGGTAAAATAGGTGTCCAGCAACGCGGTTGCCTGTGCAGGAAGATTCCGCAAGTCCGCATCCGCCAAACTGAAAAGCCCGGTTCGCGTTGCGGCTGGCGTGTCCACCACGTCCGCCGCTCTTAGTCTCGTAAATCGCATTGGCCACCGTGCTGCCTTGCGGTCTGCCGGCCCCATGTCTGGCAATGTCTCCTGCCACTGCTGCAAATTTGCTTCGTCCAGTGCCGTTGCGATGCTCACTCCGAAGGCTTCGGGATCTTGTTCGGCCATGTCCAGAACATAGGTGCCCAGATCGCCCTGCGGACTGGTGAATGCCGCGTCTGCAATGTGCAGATCCGCTCGAACGGTGTCCCCGTCCAATCGGAAATTCGCCCACCTGCCGAGATATGACCCCATGCCATCGTTGCTCATATTCGGATGCGTGAATCGGGCTTTAATCCCGCCGCGTGACGATTGCCCGAAGTCCACCACCTGCTGCAATGTCTGCATGTCGGCTGTCCACGGTCGCGCATCGCCTTCATTCAGGCTTCCGGCCTGCATGATGGATGCCCCGTAGATGACGTTGCCCTGACGGTCAACACGCTGTGGTGCCGTGCGTGATGCGTCCGTCCGGAACATGCCTGCAGCTGGTGCGGTATCAATTTGTGGCATTGGCTGCCTCCGATTGTGTCTGCTGTGATGCGTCAGATCTCAGTCCCAACGATGCCCGATAGGCTGCCACGCGGGCCTCCATATCGGCCTTCACCAACTGCTCACGCTCGATCTGTTGCAGCGTCTCGTCAAAGTCTCGACCACGTGCCGCAAGTGATTCAGTTTGCGTCGTGAGTCCTGCAGAGATTGCAGCAACGTCTGCCTTGACTTCCTTTTCTGGGTCAACCCACGGCCAGCCTGGCGGAATCCACTGGTGCTGCAAAAAATGGTCGCGGTTTTCCTCGTATGTGATCGCGTCAACCGGCAACAGGCCCTGCATGACAGCCCGGTCGATGAATCTCGACCAGACCTTGCGCAACACCTGTTCAATCAAACAATACTGCCAGTTCTTGAACGTGATTCGGCCATCAATCAACGCCAACCGTCCGCCGCTGAAATTGTTCGTGAATTGCTTCGCCAGCAGTTCATACGGATACCTCAAAGCAGCCGCAACGCCGTGCAATGCCCATTCGACATACGGCCCCAGCGTCGTGCCTGGTCGTGCCGGGTCACTGAACTGGACGCCTTCACCGTCGGCCAGATATTGAATGGTGCCGGGTGCCAAATCCTCAAGACTGCTGCGCCCGGCCAATCGGCCAGACTGCGCCATCGTTGTAGGATCTGTGACACCCGTAATGAATGCCCCGTAACACGCCGCCACCTGTTCAGCCACAAGGTGCGCGTGAACGAAGTCCTTCAGGTCTTTCAGTTTGCCCATTGCAGGGGACAGCCACGGGACGCCTCGCAACTGCCCAGGCGTCAGTTCCTCGTAGCAGTGCAGCAGGTCCACCAAACTGACTTCGTCCTCTTTCACGTCCACCTGCCATGAATCATATGGCAGGCTGCGTCGAACAAACGCCGCAATCGGCTTGTTATTGTTGTCCAGCCGAAGGCCCAACCGCCGGCGTTCGTTTGCCTGCATCCGGCTGTACGTAATGACTGGAATTCGTGACGGACTGATCACCTGCACCGTCAACGTCACTGGCTTTTCCGGATTCGCATCGTCGGCCATGTGCAACCAGGATTCGCCGTAGATTGCGTTGCATCGCTCCAGCATTCGCTGCTTCGCGAAAAACTGTTCCGACTCTGCCCACTTGGCAAAATACCATTCCGACATCACGCGGAATTCCTCCGCCTGTCGTGGTGTCAGAATGCCACGCTCAGCCTGCACCCGACACTGTGGACGAATGCCAGTCCCGATCACGTTGTCCACACGTCCATTGATTGCAGACGCCGCGAACACGTCGTTACGGTACAGATCGTTGGCCCGGTCAATCAGCTTTTCCAGCTCGTCCTGCAGTTGGTCATTGCTGGTGTTCTTCGGGACAATCCAGTTCTCCCCGCGCAACCGATCGTTGCCAGCCGCTTCGTAGGCTGCAAAATTATCCGCAGCCCGTGCCGCCATCATCATCCGCAATTCATGGTCAACACGCGCCTTCACCCGGCCTGCAGCCCACCGCGGGGAAACTCGCTGAATCACGGAATCCAGCCGCGTGTACTGTGCAGCGGACTTCACGCGGTCTGCATAGTCTGGTGTCTGGCTCATTGGCTGAACCTCACCAGATTACGGGCACCGTGAATGCCGCCGCTCGCCTGGCGTCGCAGATCGGCTATGCGTGCATCCAGTTCCGCCAGCCATTCTGAAGTCGGCTCCTTCTGAACCATTTGCCCGTCCAGTGTGTACGCAACCACTGGCGCACCACCCAACAAAGCCGATTCGACCTTGTCGCGGATGCCTTCGTAGAGTGCCAATCGTTCGGTTGCAGATCGTGCCATACTCGCACAATCGCAGACTCTCGCGTCGTTGTCGCCTGTGGTCTACCAAAACACTGGTATCAACTGCCCGAAATCACCGTTTTGAACCGATTGCCACACGAACAGGCCCGGTGCTGAATTCGCACGCCGTCCGTCTCGTGGCTGCAGTAGGCCGTCGCGAATTTGCCGCATGACGGACACATGCCGAACCCCGGAACAGCGTGCCGCGGTGTGTATTCTCGCCGTTCTGTGTATGCGGGGCTTTTTGGCGGTTTCATCGCAGATTCCTCACGAATTTCTGTGCTTTTTTACCCGAAATCACGCCTTTTGCGGCCTGAATTTCCGCCTGCCGCTGCCTCTGAGATTCTACCGTGTCGCTGTCGTAACGCAAAATCGACAGCCCGACAAACGACAAATACGCCGCGTCCAGCAAGTGGTTGCGAGTGAATGTCTGTTGCCACTTCGTCACGCTGCCTTTCCCGACCTCAAACGCTGTGACCTCGCGTTCTGCGGTCAACTGTTTGGCCAATTCAATGCGGTGCTCTGGCTGATCAGTTGCCGGCAGCAACAATGCCTGCGGAGATTCAACGGGAACGCTCAACGCCTGATGGACTCGCCGTTTCCACAAGTCCGCGTTGTTCTGGTATTCCCTGTACCTTCCGGAAGATCCGGTGAACAGCACGTCATGCCAGCCCTCACCCAGCTTCACCGTGATCTTTGAACGGTCCCGCGGTGCGTTGTAGACTTGTCCGAGGTGCTGTTTGAATCCGAAACCCTTGCTGGTGTTCCACAGCGCATGCCGCGCGGCTTCCTCGCGAATGATGTCAGTTTCCCAACCTGCGTCAATCAGAACAATGTCCGCCGACCGATTGCCGCTGTCCGATTGCCAGCCAACGTCAAACTTTTCCTGCAGCAGCCGGATAGCCTGCCGGAGTGCTGTTTTCAAGTCCGCCAGATCTCGCTGCACCGGCTCGAAACCGTAATCGATACAGATCGGCTGTCCGTCGCGTTGCTCAGCCGTGACGAACCAATCCAGCTGCGCCGCTCGCACGTCGACGCCTGCCGCAATCCGGACAGTCTCAGGCGGGATCTGTCCACGCCGGTAATCGCTCTGGCGGTGCATGATCGTCCGGAAGTCCAGCGGTTCGACGGCCTGCTCCTTCGGCTGTGCCGGAAGTGCCCACGTCCATTGCAGCAACTCTCGTTCGCTGTTGTCCGCGTCAATCTCTCGCTTCCCTCGCCATTCATCGGCCCCGACAATTGCCGCGGTCACAAACGTATTTGTGGCTGCCGAATATCGGAACCCCATCGTTTTTGTCGCCGGAATGTCACCGGTGATAATGCCCGCAGAATCAATGTGCTGCCCGCGGTGCCGGAGTTTTGCACGCTGAAGCATCTCCCGCCGCTTTGCATCGTCAAACAGCCACCCGCACGACGGACAGGCCCATCGACTGTTGGCCTCCGCCTCTGCCTCTGAGTGTGCCTCTTGCCATCCGTGAAGGTGCTCACGACTCGGACACACGTAATCGCCGCAGGAATCGCAAGGGAAAACGACCTCGCCCGCGGTGCCGTTCTGATACTCCTGCCAGATCCGGCCATCCTCGACGGTGACGGTTGATTCAAGGTAAATCCGCGCCTGCCCGCTCGCTCGATACGCTCGAACGCGGCCCTCCATCTGTTTCAGCTTGGTGGCTTCGTCAGACTTCCCGCCCACTTCGTCCAGATGCGAAACCTCAGTCACCACCAGCACAGGCCCGGTAAACCCGGCTCGCTTTTCATCACCGCCGCCCGCCGTGATAAATTTTAGGTTGGCCCCGTTCGTGAACTGAATCAACTCCGGAGTGCTGCCACGGCTGCCGGCTCCCCTCCGTGGCAGGAATCGTGCGTACTGACTGGCCTCAATTGCCGGCTTGATGTCCAGTTGCCATTTATCATTCGCCATTTCCATTGACGGCAACCCGAACAGAACCGTCTGCTGCCTTTCGAACAGATGATACAGAATCGGCACGACGACAAACGCCAGCGTCTTGCCGGACTGCTGCGGACCCGTGCACGCAAACCGGAAGAAATTGCCAGCGTCCACCGCGTCGAAAAATAGCCCGTGCGCTGGCTGTCGATTGCACCTGAAACGTTGTCCCTGAAACGGCCCATCAGGCAGGACGATTTCGGATTCGGCGAACTGGCGAAGGCTCCGGAATGGGCGAATGATGACGTGCCGGCGAAAGATCTCAGCCAACGCCCGCCGGCTCGTTTTCGCGTATTCCGTCCACGGTATCGAATTCGGCGGTGTCTGCATGTGCATATGCGTTGTCCAATCCCCGCAGGACCTCGGCGTTCGCCTCCTCCAGCATTTCCCACACGTCGTTGTTGCCCATCCGCTTCACGTGCTCGGCAAGTCGCCTGTACGGTCCCAGAATCGCCTGAACAGCCTCCTCAAAATCATTCAGCCTGACAATCTGCTGCCGTTGCTCCGCCAGTTTGATTTCCTCGATCTGCGCTTTCGCCATCCTGTACCGCTCAAGACCCTCCGACTCTGAACCCACCAGCATTTCGTCGCCGGATGCTGTCGGCTCCGGCTGCAGCTGTGCCCGTGCGTGCCAGACCACCACGGCGTAAATCTCGGCAGTCTTGTCTGCGTCGAACGTCGGAAACGCAGGGTCATTCAGGTATCGAGTGACGCACGCCGGCCCAACGCCCAGCACCCTCGCCAATTCGGACTTGTTTGCCCGCTTTTTGTGCCCCATGAATTAAATTCTGTTTTTTGACGGATTTTCAAAGTTGAAAACACAAAAATTCAGGGATGGTGGAACAC